AGTGTTGATGTAATCGCCATACTAAATACCTTTTATTATTTTAGCTAAATCTTGAGCATCTCCTTGAGTTAATTCTTGAATCAAAGACGCTTTATAAGATTTTATAGCATTTTTCATATATATCAAACAAACTTTGTAAATTAAATCTTTGTAGGCCCTAGCTTGGTCTTTAATGTGTTGTTCATTTTCATCAGAATAACCAACGATTTTATCGGTTAATTGTTTTGCCCAAAACTCTGGAGGATGTCCTCCGTAATTTGTAGTAGCAACTTCTATTATTCCTAAATCTGGCAATCCACTTGGTGTAAGCTGGTCTACCATTTTTTTGGCTCCGGTGGTCTAAGATGACCATCGTTTCTATCTATTAATATAGGTTCTGGATTTGACTCATCTTGATCTTTCATAGCCTCACTTCTTTTCATGCTGGTCATAAAACCTTTTCCATCTCCCATAACAACCAATGGGTCATCAAGTCTGTGATATCCATAAAGTTTTTCTTCTGCTATAACATCTGTGTCAAGAAGTGCGCTTGATTTTGCAACCTCAACTTGAACACCGCTATGCATGGCCTTAGATAACCAAAACTCTACACAAGCTCTACCAGATTCTGCAAAATGTAAATTTCCCTTGTAACTAAAATCCACACCAAACATTTTCATTGTTCCTACCTTGTTCCACAAAGCAAAAGCAACTGCGTAAGCAACAGTATTGTTTATGTAACAACAATTAAATTCTTCTAGTATTTCATTGATTGGAAATTCAACCAGGTTGGTGCATCGATCATCAAGCTCACAAGTATAAATAGGTTTGTCATCGTTTAGTAAAACTTCTGTCATTCCGCTTGTTTGACCGCCAGCATCATCGGTATCTAGGAACCTACTAACTGGATCCATCATAAATGTCCGATCGTGAAATATTACAGAGCCAACTGCGTTAATGGCCCAGACTTCATCAAAGTGTGTTCCGTGTGATTTTGCTAAATTGTAATCGTGCCAACTTTTACCAAGTCCAACGATAGCAATGCTTTTGCCTTCTAAGCTTTCGATTCGTTCCATTTCTCTCTCCTTTTATGTAACGTTTGTTCTTACTGAGTCGTATCTATACTCATCTCTCCTTCCTCTTGCTTCAGCCTCATTTTTTAATCTTGTGATTTCTTGGCCAAATCTTGTTTCGTACAATACCTGTATTTCAGGCGCTCCTTTCATAAAGGTATAAGCTTCTATTAAACAACCATAAAGCAGTGCGTTACGAGCATTTTGAGAAATCCAGGTTCCTGTTGTTTGGGAAGTTAGACTTGTTGGTTTGTGTAGATAATGAAGTTCAACGCTGTAATCTTGATCTGGGACTGGAGATACTATTAAAGTAGATCCATTGTTTGCTGCTGTAGAAAGTTCTTTATCAAAGTCTGCGTAATACAAAGGTCTGCCTCGTTCAGAGGCAGGAGTGCTAGCTTGTCCGCCCATTCCTGTATGATTTGTGCAGTAGTAGTAAAGAGTTGGAGCATCTACTGCAACTATTATCTGTGTGTAAGCTCCTGCGCTCCCTGGTGTACCAACAGTTGTTACTCCAGTTGTGTATTCTGTTCCCTCGCCCCAAGTACCATTGTCTGTTATAGAGAACCGTAACGGATGACCTGAATTACTACTATCAGACTGATCAAATCTGTATGTTTGTCCTTCTGTTAATTCTATAGTAGGGCTGTTAATACCATTTAAATAATATTTATTGCCTGAACCATAAGTGTTTACACCACTGGCTACTGTAACTGTGTAAGTAGTAAGAGATACAACCGCATCGTCAGAATACGCACGCATAAAACTAGTGTGTTTTTTGTCTAAATAATGATAATCGTTAGTGTTGCTGTCTATTACGGCCAAAGAAAAACTTAATTTAAAATCTGAAGGTGTTGTAAGGTAAGTGTTTCCAGCAGTTAAATTACCAGTAACATTCTTTCTAAAAAAATCAAACTGAATTAACTCAAAGATTCTTTCTTCGGTATTTATAATCATATCGTTTAACGTGGCAACAAAAGTTGTTTCATCGTTTTCAACGTAATTTTGTATAAGAGTTTTTAATTCAGCTAGTGTCATATTAAGTATTTATTTGTCCGCCCATTCCTGAGTGATTAGTACAGTAATAATAAAGCGTAGGTGCGCCGCTTGCAACTTCTATCTGAGTGTAAGATCCTGAAGATCCAGGAGTGCCGCTTGTAGTAACGCCTGTTGTATATTGTGATCCACCCCCATGCGTACCATTTGAGGTTGTTGACAATCTTAATGGATGATTGCTATTACTGCTATTAGCTTGATCAAATTTATAAGTTTGTCCTTCAGTAAAAGTTAAAGTTGCTGCTCTTGAACCATCTATATAAAAATAATTTGCACCCAAATAACTTGCAACTGTTACTGTATAAGTAGTAATAGATGGCGATGGCGATGGTGAAGGAGATGGAGATGGAGATGGCGAAGGTGTTGGAGAAGGCGAAGGCGTTGGTGCTGGTGTAGGAGCTGGCGCAGGTGTTGCCGAAGGATCATACCCAAATAAATAACCAACTGAACCTGTCATTTCATCTACTTTAAAATTTGATCCAATGATGTTTGGATCCATAGAGTTACCTTTTTTAATATCTGTGTATGTAACAACAACAAATCCTTCTCCAACACCAACGTCAGTGTTAGGTCTTGGCTTATACAAAGCCTCTGGGTCCATAACATGAGGCAATGGCTTTAATTGAGGGTGTTTTGGTTCAAAACAAGTTGGACATGTTTTTAAACCATTCCACTCTTCTTTTAAATCATGAAACTTGTACTCAAATCCACATCGATCACAAATAGCTTTTGCTTTTTTGCCTGATGCATACGCCATGCTAGTATCCGTTTCTTAAAGATGGAGCTATTCTAAATGAAGATCTATCCTCATCTTGAGACAGCGCTCTTTCAAACTCTTCTTCGTACATTTGTTTTAACATAACCACTCTTTCTGGAGCTTTCTTGATTGCTATGTAATATGCAAGCCCGGCTGCAAAACATGGATAGAATCTAAAGGGCATGTCTACGGTGTTGGTTGCTTTATCAGCATCGTCCATTCTTACCAATTTATTAAATACAATTACATCTGTGCTATTTTCAGGAGCTGGCCATATCTTTAACACAGGTGTAATTAATTTATCAAAAAAGAATTGAGAAGGTCTAGATTGAGTTGTCTTAGTTGGAATGTTTAAATATTCGCTTCTACTAATCCTGGACATTTGTAAATCTAACGCAGTGCCATTGGTTGTTCTTCTAATAGAACAATCTAATATGTCAATTATGTTAGATGTTAGAGTGTAATCTGTTTGACCAGCTGTAACAGTTTGAGTTGACTGCTCAACAGTCCATTGATTAAGACCTCTGTTGGCCCATTCAGCTAACATTAAGTTAATAGATCTTTTCGCTGTCTTTAAATCATAACCAGTTCTAAGTTCAAGACCACATCTTTCAAATGCTTCTTCAATAAACTCAGTTACGTTTGGTTCAAAATCTGTACTGCTAGATGTTGTCATTTTCTGGACATAGCTTTTTTCTTAGCTAGCTTGCTTAAAGCTCCGTAATGAAATAGCTTTACGCTAGTTTTAGTGTGTGCTTTATTTGTATGCAAAGTACCATTAGCCATTTTATGGGAACTGCCTTTGTGCTCAGTGCCATCTCTTTTGTAATGTTTAACGCCTTTCATTTACAAATACCTATTATATTAGCTAATTTTAGTTACTTTTCTTCTATTATTCATTACTTTACCACAACCTCTTGCAATTTTTCTTACTTCTCCACCATTTTTAAAAGTCTTAACATTGGTGGGTTTAGGACCTGCATTGCCTGCTGATCTCTTTCTGCTTACTGCACTTTTCTTTTGAGCAGCTGTCATTTTACCAGCTTTGGCTTTTGGAACACATTTAGGATACTTGCCTTTGCCGGCTGTTTTTCTACCACACTTAGGATGTTTTCCTTTTTTTTTGCGTGATATATCAACCCACTCTTCTCTTAGCCATTGTTCAAGTTGTCCTGCCATTATCTCTGCCTGTCTTGTCTAGATTGTCTTCCACCACCAACAAGGCCACCGTTCTTCATTTTCTTTGCTTTGGATTTTTTAGCATAGTTTGGGTCTTTACAATACTTAGATGCTGCTAAGTTAGCATAAGCGCTGGGATATACATCAAAGGTTCTTTTGGCCCAAGCTTTACCTGATGGACAAATTTTACCTTTACTTTTTACTTTAGCCATTTAACACTTCCACCTTTTACGAGCTTGTCTAAGCCTAGAGTTTGGATCTTTTGCTGCTTTAGGAAACTTCTTCATTTGGCCTGCTGATCTAGCGCAGAAAGACTTACGTCTTTTAGCGTCTTTGCTACCAGCTTTTACTTTGCCAGTTACAGCAGTTTTAAGTTTAGAACCTGGGTTTGCTCTACGATGAGCAGCAACTCCCTTTTTAGTCATACCGGCCCCACTTTTTGTGGGGCGATAATTGGCTTTTTTACCTTTAGTAGTTTTTGGTATAGCTGCTTGTCTTCGATACATTATGCATAGAAAGCAGTCATAGATCCAAAGGTTGCAGTTGTATAATTAATATACAAGCCACCTGTAAATAATAATCCATTATCAGGAATAGTAATGTCTCTAGTTACAGTAGCAGATGCTACAGATCCTAGTTTAAACAAACTGCTTCCATTTGGAGAAGTATTTACAAACTCTACATTGCCTGCCGTACCAGAGCAAACAAGGTTAATACCTTGCAACCTAGTCCTACCTGCAAAAATAACGTCTGCAACTGCTGTATTTATACCTGCGCTAACATCACCTGCTGGATTACCAACAGCTGTTATTGAGGCTATTGTTCTAAAGTATTTAGACCCAGTAGCTGTACCTGCGTTAGCACCTGTTATGGATTCTGTTTGAGCATCTCCATTAACATCGGTGCCTACTACAGTAAATGATTTAGCTGCATCGTTGCCAGCAGAAAGGATCGTTACAATCCTTCCGCCAACATTAGTGACAGAGCCACCGTCAGCTAACGCACCACCTATAGTAAGTGCTGCGTTATTTCCAACTGCTGCTGCTGCTGATATTCCATCTGCATCTAAGGCTTGAGCATCGGCAATTATAAACTTACCCTGAACATCTGAGCCTGTTAATCTACCTGCCATAAGTTACTCCTATAGACTGCTTATATTAAGCATGATAACACTGTTATCAGTATTACCATTTACAACCATTACAGAACCAACGTGTTGTAAAAGACTAGCATCTGCTTTAGCTTCTACTGCTCCTGCTGCGTTATCTGATCTATTTACTGTATGTCCTAGAACAATAGTACCATCAGTAATAACTGAAGCTGGTCCAGCAGTTTGCGCCCAAAAATATCTGTCATCTGCAATAGCTATTGGAGATACTCCAACTACAGAACCTGTTTCTGCTGTAGGT